AATCTGGTGGATCTGAGCGGCGCGCGCCACATAGGCGTTATTGGCTCCCCACTGAAGGCCGAACGCCTGGAGCTGTCCGAACGAGAATGTGACAATCCTCGTGGCTACCTGAGACCAATTCTCGTTCGTGTACTCTGGTCTGACGCGCCTGCCCGCCGGGAAGTTGGCCAGCACAAGCTGAGCAATCGCCGTCACCGTGGCATCGGTTGCAGCCACCGGGATGTTGACGAGCAGATCCGCTCCGGGGATCTGGCCCGTCATGTGAGCAACCACTTCGTAGGGGATTGCTCCCTGATCCGGTGTCATGACTTTCACAGTCGGCGCGATCGCGGTCGAGCCAACCACCTGCCCGTAAGGCGGGGTGTTGGCGACGTTGCCGGTCGTCATCTGTCCGGCGCCGGTTCCGAGGAAGGTCGTGAATGCGAACGAGGTCGGGCTCGTAACCCAGATCGGCACATTGCTTGCGACGGACCCATTGGACGAGCAGGTGCCCGCGCCATTGGTGAGCGTCAAGCCGTTCAACGTGCTGAACGCGACAAGCTGCCCCGTTTTGAACAACACGCTTCCATCGTGAACGCATTCGCCACACCACCAGCCATTACCGGCTGACTGGCCCGTCCAGTTCATGAAGCCGTTATTGCCTTGGCCTACGCTCGCTGGCGTCCACATGTAGGCCGCTGGCGAGCCGCCTGGAGCCGCTACGGTGTGTTGATAGGCTTGGTTCGTGTAGACGTTCGGATTGACCGTGATGTCATAGAACCGAATCGCCGTCACCAGCGCCGTGCCAAGCCCTTGAGAGCCGGTGCCTGGCTTGCCACTAAGATCCCACGAGAAATCAGCCGCCGATCGCAAGTCCGAAGGATCGACTACGGAACTAAACCCGTCGAAGCTCAGCGTCGCATCGACTGCCCGTATCGAGGCCGCGGTAGCGCATCGCTCAAGAAGTGCCTGCGATGCCGAGAGCGGATCGGATCGGTCGAGCGTTTCGCCAGGCCCGAAGAATGCCTCGTTAGTGAGCGTCCAGTTCCCCGGATTGGCTGCACCGGCCGCCGTGATCGTGATGCCCAGCATGATGTTGAAATTCGTCGGTGGCGTGGCCGAATAGGCAATCGTTGCCCACCACGTCTTCCCCATCATCACGCCGCCCACGAGCGTTCCAGGCGTCGAGCCAGAAGCCGTGATGGTGCCACCTGTGACACTGAAGGCCGCCGTCATCGGCGTGGATGGCGCGACTTCATCGGCCACGAACGTGTAAGTCCCAAGGATCGTCGGCGTTCCCCTCGACTCAACCGCCAGATTTGCCGGGTTGACGTCGACCAAGCCTTGCGCCACCGCGCCCGCGATCGTAAGCGGATGCCCGTTGACGTCCATCGTGAGGACGCCTTGGCTGTGATACCAGAGCCCCGCATGGACCTGGTTCTTGCAGGCGTTGTAATACGCGCCGCCGACAACCTGCTGCGTGCCCCAACCGAGGTTGTATCCGAGTTGCAATGTCCTCTGACCGTACTGCCGACCAAACCCCGGTATCGGGATGGTCTGGTTGCTCCCCGGCCCCATGTTCGGCCAGGCCCCGATGCCCGGCTCGTCGTTGCCGGTGCTATTGGGGATTGGCCCGAGATACGCCGCCGGAGCGCTGTTTGCGCCCGAGGCCATCCACCCGGCTGAAGCCGTCGCCGTGAGTTGATCAGTATCCATGAGCGGCGCGGGGAGCTGATACGCCACCCACGGCCCCGCGTTGCTGGTGTTCTGCCAGAATGGCCCCTGCACGTTCGCAATCGGTGTTGCCGAGCCATTCAGATAGAACGTCGGGTTGCTCGTCACAGCCGTTACGTTGAGATCCAGGCCGCCATAAACGCCGTACAGGTAGACCAATGAGCCCGTCTTGTCGACATAACCGGGAAGTGTCGCCGTTGGCGAAGGCGTTGGGGTTGGAGTGGGAGTGGGTGTAGGAGTCGGCGTGGGTGTAGGCGTAGGCGTGGGAGTCGGTGTTGGGGTCGGCGTGGGTGTGGGCGTTGGAGTCGGCGTCCCACGAGGCCCGTACCGTGTCGGGTCCATGATGCTGGCGACGGGATACCGTGGTCCCACCATGTCGCCGTAACGACCGGCCGTCAGCCAAGGCGTCTGGAGCAGGTACGCCACCTGATCGACGAAGATCGCGGACGCCGACGAGACGCTGCTATGCGTTTCAAATGGCGTGGGAAGTGCCTGGAATTCAGCCTGAGTGTAAACCGTAGGATTCGGGATGGCCCGGCCAAAGTCATAGAGCGTTGGGCCATCGTATACGTTGTAGTCCATGTAGGCCAGTTGCGCCGTAGGCCCGGTCGGAATGAACACCTGCTCACTGGCCTGGTAAGCCTGAATGGTCCCGCCACCGCTGATTTGAATGTTGTTCCATATGTTGTCGAGGCAGGAGAACTTGCCATCGTTGAAGATGCCCCGGATACCAACGCCAGACGTGCCCACTTCCGAGCTTCGGAATAGGTTGTTAAAAATGGTGCAATTAATCGTCGAGACCTGAGTCGGTGGCCCGAAATTAGACTGCCCGGCAAGAAGACCAAGGCCGCCGTCAATCACGTTGTCATAGATATAATAAGTTGCTAATCCGACGTTGTTGATTCCCATCCACTGCCGATACGAATTGCCGGTGCACCAATTCCGCCGATGGGTGTCTTTGTTCGGCGAGTAGGTGCCTGAGCAATCCTTCTCGAAGATTCCGACGTTGTTTCCGTAACAGTAATTGTCCTCGCACAACAAGAAGTTCGTCCGGTAGACCTTGATCCCTGCTGCGTTCGCGCCACCGTTGGAGGTAAACCCGTGAATCTTATTGTGATGAAGCCATGTGTATGAATCGTATGCGAGGTAAATTCCATCATGGTTGTCGGTGAACGCTCCGGCGTCAACTCCGATGATTTCGTTGTACGAAACCTCGTTGTACAGATTAGCAGTCGAGGGAATTCCCCCGATCGAGAAGGCTGGAGCGGAGCCACACTGAATGTAGAAATTTGAGAAGGTGATGTAAGACACCGGCGGCGCGTCGGTGCCGAAGATCGGTTGAGCCCCGTACCACGTCGGGCTTATGAGCGAATCAACGATCCATACCGTCTCGCCTGGATATGTTGTCAGCGTGATCCGTGCAGCTGCGGTGCCTGAGCGAACCGGGTTAAGAATCGGATAGGTCGAGCAGTTGTGTACCGCTGGCTGGCCATACCCGGAAATTGCGTATGGCTGCGGATAGGTGGGCGCGCCACGGAAGACGAGGAAGTCCCCCGGCATGAGCGTCGTTAACGCCACGCCCTGAGTCGACTGCGGCGGATTGGGCGGCGGCCTCAATGTGAACAAATCCGGAATGCCCCACGGGTTGGCGAGCGTTCCCGCTCCATTCGTGAGGATCGGTGCTACGTAGTAGGTAGCCATCTAGTGGGTCAGCACGATGCCTTGACGGGGGTCAACCGCGGCTGGGTCATTATCCAGTGGAATGGTCACGCCCTGTCGCGGGTCGGCAAAGACGCGGATAGGAGCGACCGGAGGCGCGGCGGCATAACCCCTTGTCACAAGAAGCTCGTTCAGAAAGCCGCGCACGATGATGGTCATGTTCGAGAGGTTGGTGCCGTTCCGCTATCAAGCGTGAAGATTCGGAGCGTGGTTCCATGCGGCGTCATGACGGTGTAGGTCGTGCTCACAACCGTTTCCTTGCCGGCTTCCGCCCCAATGGCACAGTGGAAAGCATCGTTCAGCGTGAGGCTCGTATCGACCACGGCGCTTACATCGCGAGCTGCCGAAAGAGTCTGGGTGAGTAGCACGCTCACCGGCGCTGTCACGCTGGCCACCGAGCCACCCACGTTGCCCGTGACGCTACCCACGGCTCCTGTCACCGAGGCCACCGTGAGCCCGGTTGTGACGATGAGTAACCCGATTGATCCGGCCGTCCCGAAGTCGCCGCCAGCCGTAGTGTCCTTCCAAACTGCCGCGGCGATCTGGGCCACCGTTGGCGGTGTGGTCGCGTTGCGGCTTGATATCGTTGCGTTTATATCTGTTGCGAGAAGCAACCCGATCGACCCGGCAGTACCGAAATCGCCACCCGCTGTCGTATCTTCCCAGATGGCCGTTGCAATCTGCGCAACGGTAGGCGGCGTGGTTGCATTGCGAGTCGAAATCTTCGCGTCGATGTCCGTTGCCAGGAGCAAACCAATCGAGCCTGCGGTGCCAAAGTCTCCACCGGCCGTGGTGTCTTCCCAAATGGCGGTTGCGATCTGAGCCACCGTGGGCGCCGATGACGTTGGAATGGCTGCGATCCCGTCCGTCTCGGCCTCGATCTCCGCGAGGTCTGCCGCGATGCTCGCGCCCGCTGGCGCGCCTAGCCTGGCATAGCAGTCGCCCGTTTGCGGTGTGTTGCCGGTATAGGTCGTCAGGGTGTCGAGAGTGCCGATGAAGTGCGTGGTAAGCCCGGTCGTTATCGTGGTAGCCGCGTTCGTGCCCGCAATGAAATGCCCGCCAGCCGCACCCGGAATGACGTTGGCGATGTAGAGGCACTTGCCAATGCTGCTGGCCGTGGTGAAATCGCTCCCCGTCGCATCCTGCCAGACACCCGTAGCGATCTGAGCCGCCGTGAGTTGATTGGTAACAGTCGTCACCGTGTCCACAGTGCCTATGATGTGCGTGGTGAGGCTCGTCGTGATGGTCGTTGCGGCATTGGTACCAGCGATGAAGATGCCCCCAGCGGCTCCAGCAACGGCGTTAGGAATGGCTGTCTTCAGCAAGAGTCCAATGGAGCCCGCTGTCCCGAAGTCGCCGCCAGCTAGTGTGTCCTCCCAGATGGCAGTTGCAATGCCGGCGGTCGTCATCGCCGCCGCTTCCGTGAGCACGAACACCGGGGAAATCTGACACCCCGCCGACGAGCTGGCCCAGCGATAGGAGATGGCGTTGCCATTGGTCTCACCCGTGGCCAGCGGTTGCCAGTAAACCCCGCCGCCGATCTCGGTTGGATTGGCTGTCGTGAACCCGGCATGGTCCGTTCCATCGAGGGTGTATGAGCCCGTGATGTTCGCCGAATCGCCAGTCTTGGGCACCTTGTTCGTGATGTCGTACTCGTAAAGGTAAATCCCCTGACCGGTCGTGTTTTTGATGACAGGCAAAGATCAGAAACCTATCTGGTAAGGAATTGGCACGTATACGGCGCCCGAGGCCCCGAGATGCTGAATCGCCCCACCGTCAAGGTAGCCTTGGTAGAGCGAAACTGTCTCGAACTTGCCGGGAAAGCCAAGGCTGTAAAGGACTGATGTCGGCGTGAAATTCGCTGAGCCGGGAAGCGTGAGGCCCGATGATGCCAATGTCCCGTTGTCGAAGATGGGCGGGAAGTCACCCATCCCGGCATAGTTCGCCGTCATGTTGTAGAAGCTGTTGCTGATGGCTGTGATCTGCGCCGTGTTCGTGCCTGAGCTGTTGTTGATGCCGGCCTTCGAGGCCGACGTGTAATGTTCCATGTAGTTGTTAAAGGCGTACAGACTGCCCGGCGTCAACACAATCGCATTCCCAGTGCTCGGGCCATTCCCACCATAGAAAATGCAACCTCCGGCGGTGAGGATCGAACTCGATCCGGATAGCGAATCACCCGTCTGGCCATCGAAGATGCATCGATAGAGCGCTGCCCTCGTTGACGCCGCACTGAAACCGATGATGCCGCCGTTGATCACGCATCCCACGAGCAAGCCGTCGCTCGCGGTGTTGTCCACACAGATTGCCGCCGTCGTGGTGGCCTTAAACCAGCATCGAGCCATCTCGCACGATGCACCACCGATTGTCAGGGCGCGACTAGCGGAGTTGGCTGCGGTGTTGGCGATCCGCACGCCATACATCACGATGTGACCGTTAGCCACCGAGATGTTCACCGCGCCGCCGGTCGAGGTACAGGCGCTTGATATGTCGATGTTGCTGAAGATTTGGATGGTGCCCGATATGATCATCTGCCCGGTGGTAAACGTGATCTGCGGAATGTCGGTGTTGGCCACCGCGACGTTGTTTCCATCCTGGTCGCCGATGGTGGACTTGTAGCCCCTCCACCACACCGGAGCTGTCGTTGCACCTGCCGTGTTGAACGTGAGGCTTGACGATGTCTGAGCGTAGGGGCTCGCGTTGACTTTGATGTTGATCCGCGTACTTCCGCTAGCTGGACCTGCACCAATGCCTGAGATCGCCGCGCTGATCGTGGTCCAGGCGTTGACAGCACTAAGGCCAGTGCCCGTGCCGGTTGCGGCGCTATCGACGTAGTAATCTGTCCAGGCCATCTAGGTCAGTTGATATTCGGCGTTCCAACGATCTGCGCGTAATCCTGCTGCACCGCCGCCGTGAAATAAGTGGCTAGCATCGTGTTGAGCGTCGCGGAGTAGGTGGCCGCTTTTGACGCCAGTAGCGGCCCCGCCAGCGGAAGCCCCGATGTGAGGATCGGCACGACTTCTCCTGCGCCAAGCGTGGCCAGGATACCTGCAACGCTATCGGCTGCCGGCGATGCCAAGGTGGACGCCAGCCCCGTTGGGCTGCTCAGGTACTGCGGGATGACGTGGATGCTGGCCTCCGCCATCGCCGAAGCCAGCTTGAGCACCGCGGGCCGGAATACCTGATCGATGTAGTTCTGGACTTCGACCTGCTGGGTCGAAGTCAGTGACGCCCACGTAGCCAATTGATCACCCCCTTCCCTCAGTCAGAACAAACCGCTTGCTTCCCGCACTGCGGGCACATCGCCATATCGACCGTCTGCTGCTGCCGGTTGTACGCTGGATCGAGTTCGCCAACCTTGACCATGCCCCGCCAGCCGCATTCGAGGCAGTGGCCCGCGGTGATGATCCACGCCTCGAAGTCATGATGAGGTTCGGGCTCGCGGCCGCGCTTGAGCCAGTCCACGAATCGCTGGAGGATGCTCACCACGCCATCACGAGCAAGGCGCCTGGCGAGCCGTTGCCACCGGAACCAGCCGCGCCTATCAAGGTTGTTCCGTTCAGCATTCCAGCCCCACCACCGCCGCCAGAGCCATAGCCCCCGCCATTGCCACCGGAGCCAGGTTGCATAGTGTTGTCAGTGGTCGAGCCGCCACCGCCACCGCCGGAACCAGCGCATAGCAGGCTAGGCAACGAAACAACAGCGGTTCCATTTCCGCCATTCCCACCGCTGACTCCAGTCCCACCAACCGTTCCGGCAGCGCCACCGAGCGCCCCGGTCGTATTGATAATGAATCCTGAGCCGCCGCCAGCCCCGCCCGCGTAAGGAGTCGCCGTGGTTGTCATACCGGCGCCACCGCCGCCGCCGCATCCTGCTAATTGATGTGACGGCCCGCCAGTTTGGCCCGTTCCCCCGTTGCCACCAGTGCCACCAGTGCCACCACGAAATAAATAATCCGTTCCGGCTTGCCCAGCGGTATTCCCCTGACCTGGACTTCCACCTACGGCACACAAGAAGTTTCCGAATGTGGTATTTCCTCCGGCTATTCCTGTGCCCCCAACGGCGGTACTGTCAACCGTGATTGCTGCCGCTCCAGCGCCGCTGCCGCCAATCGTGACCGCGACTTGGTTGCTGCCATTCGCGGTAATCAAATCGGCCGCCGAATAGGTCAGATCAACAAAATCTCCACCCGCACCGCCACCGCCGCCGACTGGTCCCGACGCCGTTCTTCCTCCTGACCCACCGCCGGCGCCGCCGCCGATCCCAATCGCCCGCACGAAGTTCGCCCCAGGCGGAATCGTGTAGATCCCCGATGTGGTGAACAGCGTCAAGCTTGGCTTGCTCGACACCTGCCACCCCAACGTCGGATCACGATAAGCCGCGAGCTGAGCGGCTGCGCCCGAAGTCCTGAAATAAGCATCGAGCAGATCGCCGACCGACACCTCGACATCGCCGATATAGCCCGGCACATGGCGAGCAACGACCGTGGTAGGATGTGACACCTTATGCTGCCTTTCTGGTATGATGTGAGCCGCCCGCTCCAGAACGCGCCCAACTGGAGCGAACGGCTGAACTCGACGTGCTCACGACGGCCAACGGGAGGGATTCGCTATGGCAGTGCCGGATTACTTCAATCGGGTCAATCAGGACTTGCTTGCCGTCATTCCCCCGGATGCTCGCACTGTGCTTGAGATCGGGTGTGGCGCCGGCGCATTGTGTGAGGCATACCGGCGGATCAATCCGGAGGTTGAGTGGTGCGGCCTCGATCGCAATGCCGAAGCGCTCGCCATAGCTGAGAAGCGCGGCGTTGAAATCATCGAAACCGACTTGGACGAAGGGCTTCCCGCTCTTGGGTGGGATAACGATGTCGTCATTCTCGGCGACATTCTGGAGCACTGCGTTGACCCATGGAACGTCCTGAAATGGTGCAGGATTCACGCCGCCCCCGGCGCCCAAATCATCGCCTCGATCCCAAACGTCCAGCACTACACCCTGCTTTACGCTCTGCTCACCGGCACCTTCGAGTACATGGACGAAGGCATCTCGGATCGAACGCACCTGAGATGGTTCACCCTCGACAACATCCGCACCATGTTCGAGGATGCCGGCCTTCAGATTCACGAGATCCGCGGTATCAAGGGGACCATTGGCGGCGGCCCCGACGATGGCGAATGGGCCAAGTGGGTCGAGCGAATCGGCAGCGTGCCGGATCTCGACCTGAAGAGGATGAGAGCGCTGCAGTATTTGGTAAGGGCGGTGAAGCCGCATGAGGCTAAATTCGATGCCGAGCTTAGGCACGGCACGTTGCTGTCCATTGGAGGCGAAATTCCATGCAAGCCCCAGCCCCTTCACATCCACGCCGTCACCGCTGAGGGCTGCTGTGCCCGGCCTCGCATCTTGGAGCCGTTCGCCATGCTGGGGACGATGCCAGGTGTGAAATGCACGACGGGCCACAACCTCGATACCGTCAACCCTGACATCCATATTCAACAGCGAGCCAGAGAAGTAGATTTTGGCCTTCAGGGAATTCTCGCTCAGCATTCCATCCTCATCGCCGAACTCGACGACTTGCCTGAAGCCATCGGCATGGACCCGATGTGCCTGAAGGCCGTCCACGCTGTTCAGGTCTCGACCGAGCCACTGGCCGAGATCGTGCGGCAGTACAACCCGAACGTGATGGTGTTTGAGAATCAGATCGCCAAACTGCATCCAAACCCGAATCGATTGAGATCCGAGAACCCAACCTTCCTTAAAATCTTCTATGGTGCGCAGAACCGCGAGAACGACTGGGCGCCTATCATGCCCGCGCTTTGTCGCGTTCTTGCTGATCACTCCACGATCCGAATGATTGTCATTCACGATCGGCAATTCTTCGATGCTCTGCCCGAGAAGTGCGACAAAATCTTTGAGCCGTTCTGCGAATACGACATCTATCGATCGATTCTCGCGGAATGCGACATCGCTCTTCTGCCCCTGGAACCGAGCCGGTTCAATGAGTGCAAATCCTCGCTCAAATTCCTTGAAGCAGCGGCTGAAGGCGTCGTATGCCTGGCGAGCCCAACTGTCTACGAACATGAGATCAGCCACAACATAAACGGGCTTCTTTATCACAATGCCGAATCGTTCGAGCGTTGGCTGCGCTTCGTAATCGAATCTCCGAATGACCGGCGCGAACTCGCCGAGCGAGCCTACACCTACGTCCACGACCATCGCCTGCTCGGGCAGCATTGCCGCAAGCGCCTCGACTGGTATCGATCGCTCATCAATGCCAGACCAGCTCTCCAAGAGGCTCTGCTACGCCGTTGCCCTGAGCTTGCCCGTTCACATGAGCCGGCGCCCGCGCCCCTTCAACCCGTCCCCTGAGCGATTCGGCCATGATGCGGGTTAACTCCGAGGCATGGCGCGATGTGCCGCACTTGAAATCGTTCAGGAAGCCGAGCACCTGCATGGGATTCATGACCAGGCACCACTGGCGAAAGATGTCCTTCCAGTCGGTGTGATCCATGCATTCATCGAGAAAATCGATCAACACCTCGGTCTGCCGGTCCTGGTCGGGATGTTGCTTGTAAGATTCGTTGCCCCCGTGGTGCACCCAGATTCCCGCCACCATCGGATCAGCCACCCAGGGGCCCTGCATGCCCATCGAGGCCAGAATGAGCCGTTCGTACATCAGGCCGCAATCCGGCGGCATGTAGGAGAGGGCCCGGTTGAACTGCTCGCCGCACCTGAACGCCACCGCTGGCGAGAGCGCCCACGAGGTCAGATACAGAGCTGGCGGCAGGATCTCCCCCGGCCACTGGAGCGGCGCTTGCGCCACGATCGGCATCATGACCCACGGGAAAGAACCGCCCCACGGCGCCGCCATGACTTCGTCGAGGGTGGAGTCGTCGCCACAGGCCCCGCAATAGAGCCTGGCTTGCCAATGGAGAGCTTCGGGGAACATGTCGAAGGCCATGAGGCATCGAGCGGCGAAGCCCGTCCCAGGCACCAAGGAGCCGTCCTTGCGCTTGACGGCGGGGGAGACGATGTCGTCGTCCTGCAACCATGCAAAAAATGGCGTGTCGCATGCACGCGCGGCGGCTTCCCAGTTGTCCCAAAGATTCGACGATGAGGTCAGTAGGTGCTCGACCTCGGAATAGGCCTCAAGCACCTTGGCCGTTTCCGGCAGATGCCCTTGATCAGCAACGACCACATGAACCGGGACCGTCTGCCTCAAACACGAGTCAATGGCTCGCTTGAGGAACCGGTGCCGGTCCAGTGTGGGGATGCCAATCGTGAGTTGCGGGAGCATGCGTGACCGTCTCCACTGCTTTCGGTGCCACTGGTGCCTCGACCGCATCGGGCGACTTGTCGCCATGCGAAAGCTTGTCGATGGTGATCGTCAGGAATCGGTTGGTTGCCTTCGGCTTGACGATGGCCATGATGCCCAGCGCCGTTGGCACGAAGTGCACGACCGTGCCCGGCTTCCACTCCGTCTTGTCGAGGTAGTGGCATGGCATGGGCAATGTCAGCGACCCGGAGGTCACGTCGACTTCTTTGGTATCTTTCTTTGCTTCACTCATCGTTGCCTCCAAGGAATGAAAGCCCGCCCCCGAAGCGACCGAGGCCGGGCACTAGGCGTCAGAACGCATCCGTCTCGGCGATCACGTACGTCGAGGCGTGGAAATCGTAATTCGACGCCGGCTCATACTCGCTCAGGAAACCCATTGCGAGCACCGCCGCGTAGCAGGAGCCGGTCGTCACGCTCATGATGGGCTTGATGAACGTGATGCCGGAGTTGAGCCCCTGGATGTACTCCTGCCTGATCTCCATCACGACAAGGGCATTGCTACCGAAGGTGGTCGAGCCCGTGCCCGTTGCCGATGCCGAGTTCGAACCGCTGATAATCGCGGTCGAAGACGCAGGCAATGCACTGAACGTACCACCACTCGCACTCGCGCCACCGATCCAGAAATTGAAGGTGTTCGCCGCCGCGCCTGAGCCGGTCTGAGCGATGAACACCCACTTCTTGAACACGTTGACGCTGCCGGTCACAGGCACGGCCGTTCCACCCACGGAGCCCGCCGCGTAGATCAAGGGCGGGATACCTGGAACCGGGAAGCCGAAGGCATCGCGGAACTTCATACTTGCGAAATTCGGCATGATCGAACCCCCTTTCTCAGGTATGGACCAGCAGAGTAACGAACGGCGAAACGAGCTGCGTGCCGTCCGCTTGGGTGTAAGGCGCACGCCACAGCGACTTGCCGTCATGCCGCTGTTTGAACCTGAAGGCGATCCGGTCAGTGCTGAAGTAGAAATGCTCGGAGAGCCCTACTTCGAGCCCCGCTCGCCGTGCATAGCCATACTGATCAGGGCAAACCAAGCTGAGGTCGCCCGTGTTGCCGAGGGTTGGCACCTTCTCACTGAAGTACACCGGCCAGCCAAGCATCGTTCCCATCGGGCGATAGATTTTCTCGCCACCCGAATAGCTGCTCTGGCCGATGATAGAAGGCTGCATGGCCTGGCTGATCAGTGCATTGGGTTGGTAGACATACACACCGGCGCTAACCTGGATCGCCTGGAGTTCGGTCAGCGTGGTAATATGTGCGATCCACCTTCCGCCGGCCCAGCAGGCCGGATGGAAGAGCTGTTGCATGTTCACCAGGTCGGCGTAGTAGATGTGCGACGCCGTGCCGCGGTCATAGCCCAGGATGGCTTTGCTACTGAGGAATCCTTCGGGCTGGCCTTGGCCACTCCCATTGATCCCCATATAATCTTCCATCCATTTGAACGCCCGCCCAAAGACTCTCGTGGCCATCGCGTCCATTGCGATGTAGTTGTCCGAGAGCAGATCGCGTGACATGTCGGTGAACCCGGTCAGGTCCACGATCTTGAACGTAATGTCAGACAACGCACCATCCGAGGTTGGCCGCGCTGTCGTCTCGCCGACGTAACCGAGAGTGAACCCGGCGAAGACGGCGGATTGTTTGATGCCGTTGACCGTGGTGGGCGGCTTGTACTGATCCATTGCTGGCCAGCGAAGCTCCAAGGCGTTGCCCATCGGGACGCCGAAGGTAGCCTCGGCGAACACCGATTGTTCCATCGGGATCTCGAACAGCGTGGCCATGTACTCAGGCTTCAAGGAAAAGCCATAGGTAGGCCCGCCGCCGAGCGATTCCGTGCCTGACCGCGTGATGGTCTCGACGCCGTAATTCAGCGTGCGAGTCACCGTCTGTTCGATCACGCCGGTCGTCTCGTTGATCTGGTACTGGCACTTCTCGGCACCGTACCGATCGCGGAGCTTTTGCGTGGCCAGCACCCGGAGCTGGTAATCGGTATCAACGCCCTGAGCAAGCGCCACCATCTGGCAGAACTCGCCGAAGCTGCGTTGATGTTCCTTACCGTCCGTGCTGCGATCAACAGAACTGGTGCCGGCGCTGATCTTGTTGAAATCAACCCCGCCGCCGCCGTTGGGCGGTCCCTTGCTGCCCGGCGGCTTGAGCATGGACCGAATTTCTTCCTTCAACTCGGCAAACTGTTTGTTAGTCGCCGAATCGAGGGAGGCCCGCATGTATGCGAGCGAATCACTCTCTTTGGCCTGGTTGGCCTCGATCAAGCCCCTTGCCACACTTGGCTTGAGGGCTTCGATATGGCCAACCTTCCACGAGCCCACGTCGGCCGTGAACTCGACAAAGGTCGTCGTATCAGCACTCATCTGTCATCCTCAGCGGATGTGTTGGAACACCCCCGAGGCGGTCAATCTCCGGCCCGTGCATCGGTCGACTTCGAGAGCCGCTACGATAGCGAGTGGGATTGCTACACACACTCACGTCAACTAACAATGGCGTGATTCAAACTACGCCCCATCGGCGTAACTGGATCTCGGCGAGCAGATCGTCTTTTTGTGCTTCAAACCGAGCCCGCTGTGCGGTGTGAACATTCATCAGAACTTGCTCGAATGAGTTAGGATTCCGCATGGCGCGGATGCAATCCTCGGCATCAGCCATGCTGCGAAACGCAACGAGACGCTGTCCGGTCGGCTCGGTCACATGAAACCACGAGCCATCGCCGTCAACCCAGCGCTCGTGTTCGTGCTTATGGGCCTCGATGGCGGCGAGTTGTTTCTCGGCGTCGGCCTTGCTCTTGTGCTTGCCTAAAACCTTGCCGTCTTCGGCGTGTACCGTCCATTCGTCGCCTGAGCCGGTGACGTAGCGCGTTGCCGCGCCGCCCGTGGCCATGCCACCCAAGGATTCGGTCATGGTGCGCTCGGGTGCTACCCAGCCATCAGGCGGCGTAATGAGCCCGCGGCTGACAAGCAAGGTGAGACAATCGCTGTTTCCCGGCGTCGGTGTTGCCGATAGCTCGATGAGATCCCACTTGCGGTAAATCACGTCGCAGTCGGCTAGCTCAGGCCGGCGCCTGATTTCTTCCTTGGTCGGCGGGGTTGCCTCATGAATGCCGGCCTTGATACTCCACCCACGGATCGATTCGTCCTGATAGCCTTGGAAGAGCTGATCGGAAAAAGCATCCTTGGCAAAGGTCGTCTTACCCAGGATGTCACCCTCGCTGCGTCGCACCTTGGCCCAGCCATGCCCGATGGGGACCGTACCGCGGATAGGGTCTTGGCCATGTTGCCAGAGGACGCTTCTTGTCTTATTGAAATGGCTGACATCGGCGCCCAATGGGTCAATCACCGTCCTGAGCCGATCTACGCCCGACGTGTTGATTCTCGCCACCACGGCCCGCTCGCCGTCGAGGACGCTATCAATCTGGGCCTCGAAGGCTCTAAGGATGGTGTCCATTAGAAGTGCTTCCTGATGTGCATCTTGGTGCGGCTGACGTTGCCGATGAAATGGCGTTGGCTCGCGGGAACCAAATGCTCCTTGACGTGCTGGCGTTGCTTGGCGGTCAGCGTTGACGGCACGTGGAACTTGGCACCCTGAGCGAGAACCGGAGCATGGATGTACGGCACGTTGGCAAAGGCGAGTTCGAGGTTGATGCCGTAGATCGAGCCAACCGTGTTGAGCGCCGGCCGCCAGTGCGGTTGGGGCCGTTGATTCCTCGTGCCGTACTCCACAAAGATGTCATAAGGTGCTTCGCCAACGAAGACGAGCGTGTGGGTCGAGAGGTTGTAATCGAAGGTCATTCCCATCGCGAGACGGCCCGTTTTCTTAGGCGCGTAACGCTGGCCGATCTGAACAACCTGTCGCCCAATGGCGATCATGTTGGCGTTCACGCGCTGCTCGATCTCATCGAGCACCTGCGGGCCGCGCCATTCAACGGGCACTAGGGAAGTTCCTCTTGGTCATTTCCTCATCAACCCAAGTCAAGCAGACGTGCCATCCACATCGATACCCGGCAAGGAACGCGATCGGGATGAAACCGCATGCGATCCCAAGAAGAATGGAGAGCATTATTCCAGCGTCTCATAGGTGATGAGGTTGCCCTGAGCGTCATAGAACGGCCCACCGGCCTCGTTGATGAGATCCTGCAAGGTTGGCTCAGTAGGCTTAGGCGCCGGCGGTCGTCCCTTGGGCGGCTTCGGCTTCTCCGATGGCCCAGGCCCGCCAGGCGTGGCTGGAATGGCGGGTTGCGGCAATCGCTTGAGCTTGAGGCGCTTCGAACGTGGCGTGGCGAACGTCTTGCCGTTCTCATCCTGGTATTCGAAATGACAGAGACACAATTGCTTGCACTCAGAATCGCCGATAGCGGGTAGAGTGCCGATTGGTTGCCAGCCCATCGCAGCCAAGGGCGGGCAATCGCTGCAATGTTCCGTGCGAGGATGGCCGAGTACCCGGCGCTCCAGCTTGCCGATGTTCGTGGACATCACAGAGCCGCGGTTGACCCGCTGGGAGCTTTGCCAAGTCGAATTAGCGTACTGCTCGACCCGTGCCGTGAATTGCCCAGGCGTCATCGGTGGCGGGGATGCCGTGATGGTGAGGATTTCAGGCTCGGCGATCTCGCGAGGCGGATTGGCGATTACCTCTTGCTCGAACCGGTCAAGGTACTGCGATTGGATGCGAACCTCATTGTCGAGCGTGGCGACTTCGTCGGCGCTCAGGTCGGGGCCGAACAGGCTCATCGAGCCTGACATGATCAATTCGTGGACGAACTGGCGGGCGCGCTGGAAGAATCTTCGGATTGCTCCCGCTGCTCGTTGAGCCAATCCTCTAGTAATTCCTGAATCTGCATCAACGTGTAAAGTATCGCCCATTCCATTGGGTATTGTTCCCTCGCGCTCTCTGCTTCCCGACCAGTTATGGCCTCGTAAACTTGCATCATGATTCGGTCTGTCATCTTCCACCCCATACCGATCGAACAACGATTCCGCTTCATGGCGGAGCCATGATCTGCCGTATTGTCGAATATCCTCAAGCAAGCCAAGATGTTGCCGGCCCGTCAACTCGCCTCTGGCGTATTGCCTGGTCCATCCTCGTTGGCGGAGAACATGGCAGAGGATGGCTTCGGCTGAGCTTGCTTTGTGAGTTCGGCCTCTGCCCATTCGATTAGGGCTGGCGCCCACGTTAGATGATCGTTCAAGAAAAATTCCGCTAGGGCTCGTTGCGATTGCGGAGTCGGATGAGAGCGCACCCGTGCCAAGTGCTTTCTCAACTGACTTACGCTTTCTAAATCCAGCATCTTTGATGTCCTGTTTCAGCCCCTCGATCAACTCTCGCCGCTCGCCCTTCTGCCCCTTCAGCAAGTCCTGGCGCTCTTCCTTGTGGGTAGCGTGCAGGTCCGCTTGCTCTTGCTTCTGATCGCTCTTGAGGCTAGCGTACCCTTCCTTGTGGGCCTTCCGCAAATACTCATTGGCCCCGGCATGTTCTTCTTGGTGCTGAGCCATCGACTCCTTGAGGTCTTTCGCGTGCTCTTCATGGAGAGCCTTCAGCCCTTCGTGGTCGCTCGGATCATGCTCCTTGACGGCTTCCTTGTGCTCAGTAGCCTTCTCGCGGGCCAGTGCCTTTAGCTCTTGCTTGTGGCCTCGGTCCTGATCCGCTCTCTCACGCTTGGCGTCTCTGATATATTCCTTCCGGGTCGACTTGTGCTCTCGTTTGAGTTCCCGGCGGTCAGTCCGATGCGAGGCAAGCATATCTTGCCGTTGGCCTTTGTGAGTCTCCCTAAGCTCCTTGATCTCGGCGTGGCCTGATTTGCGCAGAGACTCAAGCTTTGCCTTCTTGCGAGCCCGGCGCCGTTGGTTCCTTGCATGGTGCTTGCCATGTGCTCCGCCACCTGTTGTGAATTTGCCGTCCTGGTCATGATAGGGATTCCCGGCGCGGATGAGCATGAGCCCCTGATGGGCGGCCACTGCGGCTTCGAGGATGGCCTGGACGCTCATTCTGAGATATACTCTAAATGTGGCGTCGGTTTCTCCTCTGGGAGGTTTCGGTGCGCGATTTGATACGTCGGCGGGGAGATACTCGCATGACCGCGGCCGACGGCGCCATTTTTCATCCTGCCTTCATCACCTCAAGCTGACTCGCCACATCTCTGAGCACGCCTTCCGCGAGGTCCATGAGCGCTCGCTCTTGCTTCTCCTTGGCGGCTTGGGCGGCTTTCTTCTTCTCCAGATCATGCCCGGCCTTATCCATTTTGATCTGGTGGTCCTGGCCTTTCTTCTCCAGGCCGATCTTGTGGTCTTGGCCCTCAATGGCTAGATCATCCTTGGTGCCCATACTGCTGACCGCCGCCTTGGCTTGCTCAAGCCCTTGCTCGTGCTTCTCCACAAGCATCGAATAGGGAAGCATCGTGGTGGGAAACATCGGCTCATCGCCCCATTCGACAGGCGGATACTGTTTCTCTTGGTTCAATTGGTTGAGGGTGATAGCGCCCATGTCGACGTAGATTTTATCTATCTGAGCTTTCTCAAGCTCATCATCCCTGAGCCCAGCATCAAACTTGAACGAGAGCCGCGGATCGAAGCGCCGCGCCAGTGCCGTGAATGCCCCCTCGATGGTGCGGCATCTCGGCTGTACACCCTGGACGTCATGTTGCTTGTCGGCCGCCTCAAGGTTGGCGAGATTCGACTCCACCGTATAGTAGGTTGGGGGCTGATCGAAAATAGCTGCAAGATATGTGCAATCCTGCTTTCCTACCTCGTTACCGGCAAGGTCGGCTGGGCTGTAGCTGATGGGGTTCCAGTCCCATGCACCCGTATTGATGAGTACACCGCCAGCCATGCCTGCACTGTGTTGGCGAATGAGATCCTGTTTAAGCGCCTCGGCTTCATCGCGCCCTGGGGGCATGAGCGGATCTTTAGCGGAGATAACGAAGTTCGGTCGTGGACCGATTCCGAGCACCTGGGAGAGTATCGCAATTTGCTCTTGCTCCTGTTTGCGGTAAGGCTCACCAGCATACGTGGGCGAGAACGACGCGCCATAAGCGTCTCGAAGCGAGTGGTTGTGCCTGAGCCAGATCACCGCGTCGTATGGGAGCTTGTCCGCGAAGTAGCGGAAGTGATCCACGATCGGCGACGCTGGCAAGCGAACCGGGATGGTGTACTGCGGGTAGATCACCCAGAGGTAATCAGGCGGGCCCTTGGGACGGATGGGCTTGTCCGTGATCCGCCAGTCCCAGCCGTTGCCTTCAGGGACCAAGAAAGCGCTGCCGATCACGTCCATGTAGGAGACCATCAGGCCGATCAGCTTTTCTCGGGTGAAGGTTCCGTATGGGTCGGGGCTATCGAGGACATCGAGCAAAGGGTGATTTCTAATTTCATAGACTTGGTCGACGGCTGCTGAAGAGATCGCACCAGATTCTGCAAGTCGTATTCCGACAGCCCGAGAGACCTTAATAGGGTCACAAGCTCGGCTTGGCTTACCCTGCGCTCTGCTACCGTCCGCGAGTAACCGCATGGGTAGCCTGGCAACGGCATTTCTGTTCCGAGCCACCATTGCGTAGATGAGAGCATGGTAATTCTCTACGAGTTGAGTGAGCGACGGCCCCGGCTTGACTCCAAACGCATCGGTATACCGTGGCCCGCCGTAAAGCTGTGTGCCGAAGCTGAAATGGCCCGGTGGCTGGATGTCCTCCTTGTTGCCCTTGAGGCGCTTCGTGATGGCGTTGAAGTCAGGCACTAACGCTCTACTGTCCTAGGCCGTACGTACTCGTAAGAATCATTCCAGATAGCTTTGGCAATTTGTTCTGCCGTTGGCGCTGTCGTCGGCCGGTTCGATCCAAGTGGCATTCCACGAGGATTGCGGAGCGTCCAGTTCACCGGACCCCAGATGAACCGATCTTGGCGATGCATTTCGGCCAGTTCGTCAGGCGAGAACCACATATCCTGGTAGCAGGAGTGGAACCACAGCCCCTTCGCTCTAGCTTCAGCAAACAGTGGCTCAAGGCTCGCAAGGACTTGCTGGCGAACTCTCAAGCCTTCATCTGTTAAGGGAACCGCGATCGGTTGCGAAACCTTCGGCGCCTCATTCTGCTTTGCTCCGCGGCATACGCGATCCAGCCCAACGAGCCACAAATAGAAGCCAGCCGCAATCAAGAACCATTGCAGCACTATCACCACACCTGCTCCCAAATCGGATCTTCAATCGGCGAATTCAACATTCGCTCGTGCCGCCTTTGATCCTCAACCGCTCGCTGCCTCAATGCGATCAACTGCTGCAACATCCCAGGCCCGCCGTCAATCCACAGGTCCGAGCCCTCTGCGGCGTACTTGCGGCATGTGCGACACGCCAACAGCTTGCACCCCAGGCGGTCGTCGTGGCGCTCGATGATGGGGTTGTGGCAAGTAGGGCAGGTCACGTTTCCCACCAATGCTCGTTCATGATGTCGGATTGGAACGCGGCATCCAGCTCTTTGCGTCGAGAAACCTCGATGGCAGCTTCGGCCTTCTCTCGCTCAGCCCTTTCAGCATCCGTTTCAGGCTGGACCAGAGACGGCACAGCCCGGCCACGATCGAGCCCCACAACGAGGTAGCGCAGCGCGTCAGGCGAGTGGTCGTCTTGCTTGAGCGGTTCTTCGTTTTCAGGCTTTGTCGCGTCGTAGGCATAGAGCCCTAACTCTCGCACTAAGTCCAGGCACTTTGGCCGAACAATCCTGAGCCGCCCCGTTCTCATCCGTTCCCGAACCATGCTGATGCCGGCCGACTTTGGATTCTTGGTTTCCCCTGTTGCCCCTCGCATCGGAATGTGGACGCAAGAGCGGATGTCGTGGCCGGCGCCTTTCAGCAGCAAGATTTCCTGGAGGCCCGCTGGGTCTGCCGACCAACGCACCTTCGGCAGATTTGGGCTGTGCTGGGGAATCGTCTTGCCGCGTGAGTAGTAGCATCCTGTTATCCACAGTACGCCATCGTGGTCGACGTAGCCCCACAGAGCGACAAAGGCGTTTCTGACCCCGAAGTCCATCCCACCGATCTCGGGCTCTTGACGTCTGTTGCCTTCGCTTTCAACGATGACGCCGAACTCCGGATCAAACGCCTCGGGATAGACAACGCCCTCATAGCGGACACGCCAATCGCCATGCAAGAACCGAGCCTGCTCGACCGGATCAAGCGCCTTGAGCTTGGCGAGGTAGCCCGGATTCTTCTTGAGGAGGATCTTGTTGTCTGTGACCCTGGCGGGAATGAATGTGACCGTTTGCGAATCAGGGTAGCCATGCTCGACCCACTTGATCTCTCCCTCAAGGCGGATGAAGGATCGAAGCTCGCCACCCTTGGCCCGAGGTCCGTCGTAATTCTCATCAACCCAAGGGGCGAGAAGGGTCGTCTTGAGCCACCCTGGCGATGGATTGCAGCCTGCTCGAATCGTTGGCCGAATGCCACAGACCGAGCGATTGCGGCTAGTGAGATACCAGAACTGTCGAGCCGAGAAGGTGGTAAGCTCATCGAATTCAAGACAACAGATTTGGCTGGAGTGCCACTTGAGAACGTCTTGCTCATTCTCAAGCCCGGCCATGCTGACGGTGTTGGCGTACGGTGGGAATCGGAACTCATGCGTTCCGCTATAGCTGACTCCATCGAGGATCGGGTAAAGCTCGCAAGCCTCATCCCACAAGCCACCTTCATTGGTGATCTCCGGCACCGTTCGCCGAAAAATCACCGCCCCGTAACCCCTGGCCGTTTTGATGTGGCGGAGGGGATTGATCAGGAGAGCCCACGTCTTTCCGCCCCCCGCTGCTCCCCCGTAAATCGCTATGTCCGCACTTGTCGACAGGAACGCTTCTTGTGGCCCTGACTGCGGTCGGATCTCTTCCATCATCGGGGATGTAAATTACGGGTTTCGTTTCGATTCGATTGACCGCTTCGTCCTCAACGCCAATCTTGCCTTCCATGCGATCCATTACCTGAGTCATGTAAGGTGCGTTGCCCTTGATGGCGTGGCCCACGATCGCTTCGGCAAGAAACTCTGCGGCATCCTTTCCCTCTGGTATCATCGATCCGCATAGCTTTTGCTTGCGCAACGCTTCCTTGATGAGCCTGGTGAGGGACTTGCCTTTTCCCTTCCTGCTTCGGCGGGCATCTGGCCCCGGTTGGAACTGAATCAGATTGGCCAAACTGTTCGGATGAGCCATGTCTCAGCGAACTCTCACTTTATCCGAAACCCCTTCACCACCGCCCACAACCCCGCCGCAACCAAGATCCCAATGAGCACCAAAAAGATAAACGCATCAACCACCTTCTCGCCGAAACGGGATAGCGGCTGGCGTCGCAAGGCCATTCTCCAGTGATTCGTAATTCTCGACGATCTGATCGAGCCCGGCCTTGAGCTTCTTGGCCAATCCGTACTCTAACGGCAATGTGACCGTAATCATCCCTTGCTGCATTGTGAGCATGGGCGGCGCAACGGACAAGCTCACGTTGATTGGGATGCCTTGCTGCTGGCCGATGATGGGGATGCTCATGGCTCTCTCAAGTTAAACCCCAGCCCCGTTGAGGTCCGAGGCTGGAGCGAGATTCACAACATGCGGTCCACAAGGCCGGTCGTTTTCCATCCACGTCTCACCGGGGTACACGGCCGGTAACTCCCCTCCCGAGACGCTTGCACCGTGGTTAGGGATGCAGGCTCATGGTTCACGCAAAAACTCGATTACCGTTATGCACGCGGCCGGTGTCCTTGTAAGTCCATTCGACGCCGCGCCAATGAGGGAAAGATACCCTTTTGACGTCGACTGGAACTGAAATAACGAGTCCATCCTTTGGGCCTCCAGACATCTCGGCCCATACATGAGTCGGCAGTCGAATCGGCGGTGTTGGAGCAGACATCGCCATCAAGTCTCACTGAATCTTTGCCACCAACCAGCCGATGATAAATCCACAAAACCACGCAAGAGATTCATATATCCGATTGACTGTCGATTGTCTCATTGAATCGGTGGCCCGAAGGGAATGCAGGCTCGTGATTCATTGACGCGCGATCCACTTTTGAAGACATTCCGTGCCGCAAAAGTACAACGGCTTCCATAGATCTGGATTCAGGCGACCGAGATATACTGAACTTGAAACTTGCCACAGATCGTCGCGGTTTTCATGACGGGTCACACACCAATAATCCGATCCGCCAACGACTTCTTTATGGCATAGATCGCAGGTTGTTTTGACTGTCTGGCTCATTGCAGCGGTGGCCCGAATACCTTCCAGCCAAGAAGGAACAACAGCACGAGCAGAATGCCCCAGCTTGCGAGGGGCCATGCTGAGCCGAAGATGACAGCGATGATGCACAGGATCAAAATAATCCAGAACAAGATTCCCATCGGCATGGCTTAGTCCTCCCCGCGCACTTCGTTTTGCCGGTGAACCGGCCCCTTCTTGTGCTTCAACTCCGGCTCGCTCACGACAACTGGCACCGGCTCAGGATTGACCACGGTTACAGGCGTCGGCGTGAGCGATGAGTCCGATGATGCTGCCTTGGATTCCCTCGCATCAAACTCCACAATGCTGGCCGCTCGGCCACCCTTGGCCCCTTCGATCATCCCTTCGGCGTGGGAGCTGGCCGCTGTCGCTGCGATGAGCTGGGAGAGCCGCGAATTCATGGTCAAATGCAACTCTTTCCCCTGGACCACCGCTTGTCGTGCCAGGTAAGCCGCGAGGAGGGCGCCGACGGCCGCGATGTAGTTGGGGACCTCGCGGATCAACTCTTGAGCCACTTCAGGCCAAGTAATGATGTGGTCGACTGGCATCAATCCCCATGCCCGTGCATTAGACGAAACAAAACCAAGAGCCTACTTCGTCATCCAATAGCCATTTGAGTTCTTCAAGGCGAACCCGGTCATCTGGACTTATGTCGTCCGTAGTGCTAGGCCCGGCATAGATTTTGTCATGCTCGGCAGCAACGCTCTCACCCTCGTATTTGGCGAGAATCGTCAAGCCTTCGATGATCTTTCTGGTGCGTTCGCTCATCAATCCCCGTGCCCGTGCATCACTGCCCACGTTCTCTCGGCTTTCCCGACTATCTGAACAGTAGGATTCACGACGGTAAAACTACCGGACTGGTAAAAGTGAACTTTGATCAATGGATTGTCTATCTTTTCAGCCCACACGTGATGACCATTTGGAAAGTGCGAGTGACCGCCATTCATCTCTAGTTGACTTCCGCCACCATCGCAATTCGTTTTGACCACTATGTATTTGCCCGCAAGATAATCCGTGTTGAACTTTCGATGGCTGCCTATCGCGACTTCGGCATTTGTCATCTTGTCCCACACGCCAACCCTGTTCTCATAGACCAGGTGCATCGGGAGTTCCGTGTAAACTCCGTGCCCTTTTTCCAAGAGGATGATATCGCCTTCCTGCACAAGCTGATCAGCCATCTCAATCCCCGTGCCCGTGCTTGTGAGCTGACTTCCGTCGCTTCCCAGGTCCCATGCTACTCCACCCCGCCGGTAGTGAGCCGCCCTTGTCGCCTTGGCGGCGCTCGCGCTCTTCCTTGTCGCTGGCTCGGAGCGGGCGCTCTTGGTGCGGCGTGAGTTTGATGGGCTTGGTCATCACCGCTGATTTGCCCATTTCTGAAGGCATTCCGTGCCGCAAAAGTACAGTGGCTTCCATAGGTCAGGATTGAGGCGGCCGAGATATACTGACTCCGAAGATTGCCAGGGTTCTTTCGGGCTTTCGTGCATAGATACACACCAATAATCACCGCCGCCGGCAACTTCTTTTCCGCATAGATCACAAATGGTTTTGATTGCCTGGCTCATCTCACCCGCCCAGCGCCACGATTTCTTGAAGGACTGCGATGATGGTCGGCAGCGACGCGCCCAACTTGCCGAGCAACACCTCTGCTTCCGCAAGCAGGTCTTTCGGCGTGATTGGCGCCGCGAGGGGGTGATTGACGGATGCTGCCTTGATGGCGGCTGCGATCTGGGCTGGATTCATGATGCCTCCGTAAAGTCGACGTAAAACTTCTGGCCCGGATTGAACTTGCCGTGTAGGGCCTCGTTCGACACATACATGGTGAAAGTCGCTGTCGGTGTGAACTTCGCGAAAGTGTTATCCTCGTCCAGTCCATCGGCTGAATACGATCCGCTCTTGCCCACAGCGGAAAACTCTAGCGTCTCGCCGCCCGTCTCGTGGCGCGTGACCTTCGTGCATCGGACTTTGGCTCGCATGACTGCCATTCGTCGTCTCCTGACTTCTCGCTCGATATCGGCTGCGATCGTCTTTCCGAATTTGATCGCTCTAGCCTGAATCTCTTCCTCTGTCGGCTCACGTGGTCCAAACTTGTTCACGCCAGGAATAAGGCCCTGATAATGCGGCATCTCAATCTTTCGGCCTCAGTTCAGCCATTACTTGGTCGAGTGTCGGCCTCGGGTTGCCACCGTCCACCAATTGCGTGACCGCTTCGCCCGCAAGATGCGCCCACTCGTCGACGAGTTCGCCGAACTGGTATTCCGGCTTGACGCTGGGGAGTGGGAAACGGCGAGCCATCTCGTCGTTGATCCACCATTTTGTGCGGGGCGAGAGCGGCATTCAGGTTGCCGGCTTGGCGACGGTGATCGTGTAACCTGGTGGCGTCGCTGCGAACGCAAATACGTTTGCCGTCCCATCGGCGTTCAAGACAAATGCCGGACCGCTGGCCTGGAGGTCAGTTGAGAGCTGCGCGTCGGCCGCGCCTGAGCCTGATTGATCGGCTGCGATTGCAGCGGCTGCGGCGTCAACGGCCGCTTGGTCGACAGCGAGAGTCGCGGTATCGGTCGCGAGTTGAGCTGAGGCTGCGCTGATGGCTTGGATGTCGGCAAGGAGACCCATGATCACCCACACTTTCTTGATTTAAACAGCCGTTTGAAAGAATGCCACCAGTTGCATTCGCCCGCTGGTGGCCCCGGTTGCCCTGCGTCTTGAACGGTTTCCCAAAGTGACATTGGGCGAGCATCAACGGGACGGGGCTCATGGTTTAAGGGGTTCCGTTCATACCGGCCATACACCACGTCTTCCGGCCCTAAGTGGTATTTTAGTGGCCAAACAATCGCCTGAAGGGATGAAACCCGCACTGCCTGTAACGCGCCGGCGCCCGGGCTCCACTACCGCCAGGACCCAGGCAGGCGCCGGTGGACGCGCCGCACCCCGCGGCGGTTTGCGTGCAACCGTGGTACTCAGCCGACGGCTGGCCCTTGCTCGGCGCCGCGGGGTGGGTGGATTGGGGAGTAGCCTTCGTTGGAGCTTGAGGAGTCGAGGTCACGACGCGATGTTGCCCCATCACGAGCGTTGCGGTGGCGCAGTAGCCGTCGTTTGCGTAACCGACGCTGGCGAGGTTGGGGCTGTAGAGGAGGGCTGCGTGGGCTGCTGACCACGACCAAGCCGCAAGAGTACCGGAGATATCACCGGTCCCAATGGCTGATACTTGAGCAAAGCCGCCCGTATCCCAGTGCCCGAGGCCCTTGAGGCGTTGCCATGCGTTGTTGTTGGCAGAGGTTGGGATAAGTACCTGATCAAAAGCCACTGGCCCGAGGCCCCTAGCTTGCCGTTGGGCATTGAGTGCATCGGTAAACTCGTTTCCGAGCGCCGCGCCGACTGACCACGCGGCGAAGAGGGACCATGCTGCAAAGTAGAGGGCAATCCGTTTCATTTGTGGCGATCCTTCTGTTTGGGTTCCGATGTCATCCCGAGACACACCAAGATGTAAATCACTCCGAGCCATTGGGCGAAATGCTTGAGGTTGTCGATCAGCCGCCATGCTGTGTGCAACATCCGCGCTCACCTCTGTTCTTGCTGCTCCTCAATCGCCTTCAGCCGGTCCTTAACCACCAAATCAATCGTGAGCCGCCAAACTCCGCAAAGCAGCCATCCAGTGACAATGCCGCACCAGAACCAGGTGAAATCTTGGCCGCTCATCCAAGCCATCACGGTGCATCCCCCAGCTTGATCGTCGTGTAAGCGTTCTCAGCCGGAATCACCACTGGAGGGCCTGGCGGGGTTACAACGGGCGATGGATGCGTAAGTGCGTACCAGAGGGCTGCAAGGGCCATGAGCGTCATGATTGCCAGGAGCACGACGATCCAGACCCAGCCGGGGACACCGCTGCTCTGAGGAGCCGGTGAAGGTTGAGGCGGCGGTTGCGGCCTCTTGTCGATGTCCTCCCGGATCTCCTCCCGCGGTGCGTCCTGGTAGTAGTTGTGGTTGATCCAGTTGCATCGGTTGTGGATGGCCTGGTCATCTTCAAGGGCCGTCGAGGTATTGGCCGCCGTGGTTGGCGTCGTCGCCGATGGCATGCTCGGATTGGTCCCGTTCAAGTGGTGCTCCATCAGAGCTGCCATGCCAGTCGCTTGCTGCTTCTCGATTCTGCTTTGGAGCTGTCGTTGCTTCTGTAGGCCGTTGAAATACTCAAGCTCGACAATGTCCCGGATCGTCTCGTCAACTTCGCGTGGCTTCTGCTCTGCGTGTTCGGCGATCCATTGCAGGGTCAGCTTGGCGGGATCAATTGAGCTGTCACGGTGCTTTCGGGGTGAACCCGAACCGGCCCCGCTTGAAGCTGGGACGTTACCATCGGGGAAACTGTTGCTGGTGGCGTTGGCGGCACCGGAACCACGGTAGGGATTGCCACTGGCAGCACGTATACGAGAGCGGCGCCCCCACCAACTTTTAAGTCGCTCCCAGGCGGCACGACTACCCATTGTCCCTCCACACTAGCCTCCTTAGCCGCCCTTGGTGATGGTGCCAGTAGTGGGATTGTAGACATAAACGGAGCTTGATCCGCCCCCGTTGCCGTACCCAGGAGTTGGGACAACATAAGGGGGAGCGCTTGTCTGCTGTCCGGTTGTCTGGGGCTGATCGCGGATAGCGCGATAGGCCAGAGTTGCCGCTGCCTGGACGGGTGCCTCACCCAAGAATCCTTGTGCTCCGAGGTAGGTGATGAGCTGGGTCGTTGACTTGTGCGTTCGCCGCGCGTCGACTGCGTCGGATTGATCGTCGGCGTTCATGCGAAGCATCTGCTGGTTGAACATTTGGGCCGTGCTGGTCCCTTGATCCAGCATGCGGTTGATGCCCTGAGTGTTGATCGCGTCGTCGGCCAGGGTAGCCACGGAGAGCCTTCTTTCATCGGTGCGGAGCTGGTGGAGGAGGAGTTGCGTTGAGCGGCCGAGATCCCTGAACCTTGGTGTTCGGGGAACTCGGCGATGGGTGGAGAATCGTGTCTGGGGTCATCAAAACCTTGTATTGCATTTCGCCCGTTGCGGCGTCGAAAACCGGATGGTAAATCTTCTCCGCGAGGGGGATTCCGTTGGGGTCGGCCATGACGATCTTGAGAGCCGGCGGTGGTGTTGGCGGCGCGGGATTGCCTGCTGGGCCTGGAGGGCCTTGCGCACCAGTTGCCCCCGGTGGCCCTGTTGCGCCCACTGGCCCCGGCTGGCCGTCGTTCCCCGCTGGCCCTTGGATTGACTGCCCAGGTGGCCCGGATGGTCCCATTGGGCCTGGAGGGCCTTGCATCACCGGCCCCGGCTGAGGGATGACTCCCCCACCGCCGTTGACGTTCACGATCACGTTGGGTCTGCGTGCGAAGAGCCGGCCGAAGCAGCAGGGCTGGGTGGCAAGGAACGCTTGACAGGCTACAGGAGAGACCAAGTAACCCTCTGTAGTCGATCGCAGATTACCACCGTCGCGAGCGGATAGAACGCCAGCGAATTCGCCGCTGGAGCTCCAAGCCCCGCCGCCACTGTCACCCAGCCACGGCCGAAGGGTGTAGGTTGCGAAGCTGCCCCAGACTCCGCGGAAGGCCCCTCGCTTCGACATGAGCGGTCGCCGTCCGATGCCATTTGAGCCTCCATAGCCGTACATCTTGACCGCCGGTGCGGGCGCGTCCGCAACCACAAGCTCCCACATCTGCCCCGACTTGGCGCCGTCGGCGATGGCCATTTGCCGCACGGCTACTGGCGTGGCGATTTCGACGGCTGCGAGGTCGTATGATGCCGGAGGAATACCCGTGTCAGCACGAGCAACGAGCCTTCCTGGAAACCTGGTTCCATCGTGGATCACTTCGATCGTAGATCCCGGATCAAGTCCGTGAGCCACAGTAAGCACGAGAGCCCGATTATCCAGAGTCCGCACAATTGTACCGGAGCCATAGGTCACGACACTTCCGTTTCGGGTATTCACCTCGACGCTGAGAGCCTGGTACTTCCCTGCCGGTACTTCGCTGGCCCCCATGTATTCCGCCGTCGCCACGGGGCGCCGCTGAGCGTTATACGGGATGTACGCCACGCCAGCGGAATGATCGCTGCGCCAGCCACCCTGAACGATTGGCGCGGATCTTTGGAAGATCGGCGCCGGGCACGAACCGCCTGAGCATTGGGAGAGCAAGGCGAAGGCGAGGAGGAGTCCGTTCACTTTTTGACCCTCGGTGGCATGTAGCAGACCACCTGCGTCATCGTGTAGCCGTGCGGAAGTTTCATTCCCGGATCGCCAGACCAAATCGACCCGTCTTCGCAGATGATCGTATTGTTGGAAAACGAGTTACCGAAAGCCGACGCCACGATAACGGGCGGCTTTACCTTCGGCTTACCGCACACTTTCCGCACGCCGCTTTCCAGCATGACAAACGGCGCCGCGGCGAGAGCGGCAAGGCGGGTCAGGAAGGTGCGGCGATTCGTCATCCCAAAAATCTCCACACGAGCACGGCGGTAACAACCACCCCGCACACAAACAGCCACACGATCAGGTCCCAGGGGTAGCGGCGGTCTAGGGGTTCGATGGCTTGATCTTCGACAACCGGGCCGATTTCGCGGAGGTCATCCCAGCCGGTAAAGCGCCGCCCTTGCGGCGAGGGCGCTTCGGTTGGAACTTTGGCGGCGGCTTCGGCTGAGGGATCGCTACGCCGCGGCGGAAGGCCGGATGGGTCGGGTTGTTCGTCTCGTTGCACCAGAGGCATAAGTATGTGCGAGTCCCATCCTTCAAAACGGCCTGGACTCGCCTCACCCGATGCTCGCATCGCCCTGGCTCCGGGCCTTCCATGAGGAGTTCGATCCGGTCGTATTGCGGGACCATTCGCTCCAGCGGGCCGAGCCATTCCCTGGCTTGCTGGAGACGGAGCTGGATCGATCGAATAGAAAGGCCAACCCTGGCCGCTATCGCCTTGGTTGATTCCCCGGCTATCCGATGCGCCAGCCAAATTACACCTTCTCTCAGCCTGGCGTTCACTCAGCCCCGGTATCCATTCCCTGGCACTAACGGAAGACATTGCAGATTACACTGATAGGATTGCGCACAAATGGCTATCGTTGTCAAGTAGGTGCTGAAATTTTGTCCGCGAGGATGATTATGAACGGCGATTTCCGCGACGCCAAGCGGCGATTGTAAAGTTTTGTTAACGCGATTAAGCCGTCTGGCTTGCCATAGGAACGACGCAAAAGCCGAAAGCATCAAACAGACGCACCCACCGCTCGGAATCGCTCCTGTGTCAATGTGGCGGCTCAGAGGGGCTTTCCAAGCGATCGAACAACGGATGATGCTCCTCGCGTGCTGGGCGGGGAATGTGGCTGTGCGGCCGTTCTATGCGCCGCTTGGCAATCCGGACATAGTTCCCGTCAAGGTCGATGCCGATGAAGCGATGGCCTTCCTGGAGGGCCGCGATGCCCGTTGAGCCCGAGCCGCAGTACGGGTCGAGGATGAGCGAGTTGGGCTTGAGCTTGAGTTTCTGGATGCACCAGCGCATGAGGGCGATGGGCTTTTGAGTGGGGTGATGACGCTGCCAGCCGTGCTCGCCTGCTTTGAAAGCTCCACACCACAGATACCGAAACATTCGAGCCGGTCCGCCGACTGAGCACCAAGCCATCTCACAATCGGCGAAATCATTGGTTAGTCCGTCTTGTCGCTTATCCCAGACAAACCAAGTCGCGCGAGCCGGTAGCTTGTCTGCAAAATGATTCGCGCCCCATAAAACCACGATGGGAAAGTTGAGCCACAGCGAAGGATCAAATGGCTTGTCGTCGTTAATAATCAGATTATTTCCCGAGAATGTTTTAACGCCGTTAGTCCAGCCTCTACCACCGCCCCCCGGCGAGTATCGAATTCCGTACGGCGGATCGCTCACGATCGCATCGATCGCCTTGGGATCGACCGGCAAGCGCCTGGCATCGCCCTTGATCAGCAAGTGCATCGCCCGCCCCTTAACGGCCCAAAGCCGCACACGCGCAGCCTTAGCTCACGCTCCATGTGTTCGTGTTTTATTCCGAACCGCCTCACCTTCGGCTCTTTCGGCTCCTCTTTTGGCCGTGACTTCGCGTACACGATGGGGGAGCGGTAGCCCATCTCGGTGTTCGTGGTTCGCGAGCGGCTGCGCCGGTGCGGGATGCCGTTGTCGTCCTTCCATTTCGGCGTGACGACGCTGTAGTAACGCGCCGACGTGCAGACCAAGCCCAAGGCGTTGCAGGCGTCGTAGGTCGGATAGATGCCCTTGGCCCATGCCTTCAGGGCGAATTCGGCGATTTGCTCCAAGCTGAATCGGTGGCCTTTGGACATGGGCTAGTCCTTTCTTGTCGCTCGAAACGTCAAACACTCTGGACTTCCTCGATCGAAGTCCCGACAAATCTCCGGCCGCTCTGCGTAGTGCTTGCACCGCCCTGTAGCTTGGTCGAGCCACAAACACGGCGCCTCTTCAGGCCAATCGTGCTCGCGCTGCTTGCGTTCGTATTCAGCCTTCAATTCCGCAACGAGATCCGGGCGCCTTCGTTTCAGCGACGAGAATTCTTCGTTCTTGAGAAACATCGTATGTTCAAAGTACGGCACAAATGGCGGCATGACCATATGACGACAACACTGGCCGCCGCAGCCGTCGCAAGAATTCAGCACGTCTAGCATTTGTTTTCCGCCTTCCTCCGCGCCTTCGACCACGAGCGGTCAGGGATGCCGTGTTCACGCAAGAACGTCGCTGTGCGTAGCAAGTAGAACCGGGGAGCCGAGCACACCAAGCCCCAGGCGAGGCATGCCTCGTAGCTGGGATACGTGCCGAGCCACCAGACCGCGGAGACGATCTTCAGGACTTCCGAGTCAGTGAATCGGCGGGTCGAGGCGGGCATGGTCAGTCCTTCTCGGGCGCTTCGTGGCCCGGACAACCGCCGCCGGAATAATCGAATCCCTCGCACGCTTCGCCGAAGGGAATGACTTCGTGCCCCTTGGCTAGCTCGTCGCAAAATGCGTCATGGATCTCGTCGGCCGTCAACACGCGGCCCGTCTCATGGTCAGTGCAGCAGCCGACCCACTCGCTCGGCCTGAAGTTTTTCAGAGCGCCGCGAACGTCCAGGCACATGTGGAGAATCTTCTTGGTCATCGCGTGCCCTCGATAAGATCGTAATCGCCCTTTTCCCCCACGTACTCAATCCTTCCCCCGGCCATGATGTGACGAGCGACGCGCTCAAGGGTCGCAGTATTGTCGACCCAGAACGTAACGAATCGATCGGCCTTCTCGTTGTTCCAGCCTCGGAGCCATTCGAGTTGCCTTGCCGTGGGCCGCTTACCGTGTCGCTTGATCTCAAGCTCAAAGTGACGCTTGTTCGACGTGACGCCCCACAGGTCGCTCATCCCAGGATCGTTGGCTCGGAATGTCCTGTACGTGCCGTCGTAGTTCGGGAGCTTGAACATTCCCACGTTTCGCCGCCACACCGTCCACCCTAGCCCGCGCAGGATCGCCATCGATGACGCGAGGACTTCACGTTCGGGGATGACGATCGGCTTGGGGTTGGTGCGACGGGTCACGTCGGCGGCTCCATCTTGAACCCGATGATCGAGCTGCATGCGGGGCATTTGATCCGCCAGCCCGTGTCGCCGGTGACGCGAGTTAGCACGTCCTGTATCTCGACCGTCTCTGGCTCGCTCCGTGCGAGATCGGCGCGGGCATGGTCGACAGCAATCTTCATTCCCGATAGAGCTACATTCCAATCCACGGCGCATAGGCACCTTTCGCACGCCGCAATCAACTCGTTGACGGTCTCCCGCGAGACTCGTGGTTCGGTCATGCCATTTCTCCGATGAGCACTGGAAATGTTTTGAACAAATGCGACGCAGCGCGAGACACTGCGTATTCATCGGCGTCTTCGTCGTAACGCATCAGGCCGTAATGGTCCGGCGAATCATCCGAGATTGCCTCTGCCAAGCCGCCCATCGGCGCGATTGCTTCCTGGCCTTCGCAGCCGCGAGCATGTTCGATCTTCGCAATGGCTGCTCGCACAGCCTGGCATTTCTGGCATTCCCGGAACGTATCGGGCTGCGATTCAAAGATGGTGAAGATGCACCGGTAAGTTTCACCAGCCAGGATGGCCCCGCCGCACTCATCGCACTTGTACTCCTTGCGAGCCTTCGGAGTTGATTCGCGCCAGACTTCAGCGTATTCATCGACGTAGAAGCACATATTATTCCCCCCAAAATTGAACCCGGTCGCACAACGGCACAGCGCACCCGCCAGGCTCGCAGTCGCCCGCGCAAACGATGACTTCGGTGCGCCACTCGAACGTGCTCGACAAGAAGATTTCAGCCGTGTAGATATAAAGCCCCTCGTTGCACGAGAGCATTTCGGCCTGGCAGTCGTCCTCCCAGAACTCATAAAGGCCACTGAATGGGTCGCGCCGCCACGTCATGAGCGTCACGGAGACCGTACCGCAAGCGGTGCCGGAGCCAGGGTGGCTAGCGCAGTCGACGGTCGCCCAGCCGGTGCACCAATTGCCATTCACGGCAGCGCCGCAGCCCTTCACGGTGAGCGAGCATGCCGGGAGTGGAACGAATGGCTGCGCCTGCTGGCGGTAGCGATGCGCGGCGGCGGAGCCGAGGGAGTGGCCGGCGAGGATGCAGAGGATCAGGAGGGGGATAAGGCGGGTCATGGCACGATTCCCCGCAACTCGTTCGCCTTGTCGCGGAGTGAATCTGATAGGGCCATCGCTTGATCGTAATCGAAGCCGATCCAGGTCACTTGTGATTGGAAGGAAATAATGACCGCCTGGTTTTTCTTGTCGGCTGCAACGGCAATCTTAATCTCGCCTTCGTCGTGCGAAGTCAGTTTGCCGCGCGGAAACTTGCCGGTTGGACCAAGATCGAGTGGCGGTCCGTCTTCGATCTCACGGCAGACCTTTCCGTCTTCTGGATCGAGCTTGTATCGCCCTCGCATCTTTTCGATCTGTCGCCTCATCTCGGGATCTAGGTCGCTTGCGTGATGGCTCATGAGTCGTCTCCGTATTCTTTTGCCGCTTTGATGAACCCTGGTACTGGAACGTCTCCAGATATCACCATTCGCTCAAGTCGTCCCGTGCTGATCCCGGCGCAAGCGTTGACGCAAGCTACGATCCGTCGGGCGTTCGCTTTTCCTTGAGCGACATCGTTTGGACGATCTTCGTCTCCGTATGTCGACGCGATCAGAATCGGGCTCTCTCTGCCGGGAATCTGATATCCGCAACAGATGTCGAAGTAGTTTTCCGACACAACCATTTCGACGGTCCACGGCTCTTTTGTGTGCTCGCTCACTTCGGCTTCCTCCTCTGCTCGCGGCGAATTCTTCGCTGGGTATCGAGCGTCACGCGGTTGATGATTTTGCGCCACTCTTTGAGCAACGCCATTGCTGGGGAATTGGCGGGGATGTTCAGTTGGTTCACGAACCCCAAGCACCGCCCCGTGCTTCGGCAGTAGACCCGCTGGGATGCGTAGAGGAGGTGCGGGGTTGTTATGATTCGGTGTTCGCTCATAGGTTCATTCCAATCACTAACGCCACGCACCCCGCGAGGAACAGCACGCCACAGATGAAGCAAAGGCCGATCAGGGCTGGTTTCACGTAGTGTCCTTTCCGAGAACTTCGTGGGCAATTTCGTAAGCGTTTTCGCCTCGGTCGAGTAATCCCGCGATATCTTCGAGCGCTCGCTCCAGCTCTGCGATGCGGACGGATTGGCGTTCAATGATCTTGACTGGCTCCATCAGCTCGTCGATCTCGCGTCTGTAGTTTTCTTGAGCTTCAAGGTCCGTCACTTCCCGCCCCCTTCCCGCGGCTGGGCTCTGAGGGAGTCGAGAGCCAGGTGGGCACGGCGCAATTCCTCGCGGCAGACTTCGGTGACGATCTTGGCGACGTCGAAGTCGGCGCCTTCTTCCCAGCGGAGCATGGCGACTGCCATCAGGACGTTGGTTTGATCGGACGTGAATGCGAGTTTCATTTGTGCTCCTGTGTCCATGCGTCCCAGAACCGCGTTACGGCCGCGTCGATGGCGGCGGCTTCCTTCTCGCTGATTCCCTTGATCTCGGCCGTCTGATGCGTTTGCCACCAAGTGCAGAGATCATCGAGACGAAATATGTTGTTCTCGAACTCAATCCAGTTTGCGAGCTTGTACGGCAGGCCGTATTTCTCCAACACGTAAACGCTCAGTCTGCGCCATCCCTGATCCGTCGTGAGCGGCTGGCGCGGGGGGGAGAGGGGAGGGGTCATGTTCGCTCCTTGTCCAGAAATTTCTTTGCGCCAGCAAGCGTCCGATCAGCTTGCGCCTGTGATGTCGGAAACGCGGCGAAGCAAGGACCGTAGCCAGCAAGCCGCGCCTGGAAAATAATGTCGTTGTCTTCTGGGCTCAGCTCACAAAATGGAAACCATCCGGCATCGGCAAACTGCACACTTTCCGCGATGGTTCGGTATGGGTGGTTGCGGTCTCTCGTGGATTCTTGCGCAGTTCGAGGAGTCATGAGATCACCACTCTCTTTGCTGAGTCGTCGTAATAGATCCGGGTTACAGGAGCATCATTGTCGCGAGCCCAGAGATAGACCGGTGTCGACGCGCCACAGACTGTCATCTCTAGTGGGAGTCGCGTTAAGGCATCCAGGACGTCTACCAGCGTCATTGCCTTCGGCCCTGGATTCGGTGGTGTAAGAACAATCTTCTCCTTGACCGCCTGATATCTAGCTTCCTGTTCGTCAGTCCAATCCTTCTGAGGCTCGCTCATCTCGGGGCTCCGTATTTGTTTTCGAGGTCTTCGACAATCAACGCCCTGATAGGACAATTGCATTCCGTGATCCGCATGCCGATTTTGTATAAAGCATCTGTTGATTGGTAAATGATATCATAATACTTCTTATATGCTTTCTCCAACTCATCCAGAGCTAGGCTAGCTTGCGTCTGTTGGCTCATCTCGGGGCTCCGGGGGTTGGGGGTTAGGAGAGGTCGTCATCACAGCCTGGCTCGCGATAGGCTCGCACTGCTTCAACCACAGCTTTCGTCTTCGGTTCAATTCCCATCGCTCGCGCCACGGCCGCGGTGATCTGCATTGGAGTCATACCTTCCAAGTCTTCGTCGATCTCCGGCGTGGTTGGATCGTAGGTAAGCCACTGGCTTTGCCGGCCGCGCAAGTCTCTGAGATCCGGAATCCTTGGGAGGAGTTCGGTCGGTGTGTGCCGTCGCATCCACTGGCCAACCTTGCATGCACAGTGCGCCATAACCCGAGCCGGAATTCTTCGGACTTCGCCGCGGTCGTTCACAACGTCAATGGCTGGGTTGCCGTCATAATTCGGATGGAAGATTTCGAGCTGACCAGTCAGGTTGCAAATCTTGCACACCCCCGCTTCGTCCTTGGCATGCTCGTAGGTATCGCCTTCGCCGATGATCATGGCTTTTGTCCTTGCGCTCGTTCACGCTCGCGTTGGGCCTTTTCCTTGGCTTCCTTTCGCTCGCGAGCTTTCGCGTCAATCTCGGCTTGCTGACGTCGAAGATCATCCATCGGGTTGTGGAAGCTGTTCGCTGGGGTGTTGATTCGGGGCTCGCGCTTGTGTACACGACCATGCATTTGCCCATTGCTGGATTCCCGGATTGGCCAAACGTCTTGCCAGTCGTTTCGAATCGATTGCTCTAATACTTTGTCCGGAGGATGGCCTTCACCCTGAAGTCGAAGTAATTCTTTAACCACGCCTCGGCGTCCTCGATCGGTCAGTGGTTTCCGAATTTTCCTTCGCATCTCTTCAAAGTCAGACCAATCCTGAACAGTCACGCAATCAGGTGGAACAAATCCCCCGGACTTGGGGGGCTTTATAGGGGGGTTCTTCTCTGTCTCTGTCTCTGTCTCTGTCTCTGAGCGCGCGCGAGGCGTTCCCGGAACGTTTCTTGGAACGGCGCCGGAACGTTCCCGAAACGGTCTGGTTCGGGCTGTAACGTCGTCGCTTTTGAACTGCCGCTTGTTCCATCCGTGCATCGTAAGTTGTTTTGTACTTTCGTCTTCATCAATCAATCCGCCCTTAATGAACTCGTCTATAAGACGGTTAGCGTAGCTCGGTTTGATCCTTAGATGGAACGCGATTGACGTTCTATCAGGAAGTGTTCCGCGTATAGATGAACGGGAGGAGACCGCGAGAAGAGCGACGTAAAACCATCGAACTTCGGCTGATCTCTGAACGATCTTCGGATCATCGATGATTGAGTCATAGACTCGGAACCAGTCCATCGGCTACCTCGCGAGCTTGCCGTTCTCGTGGAAAATGTCGTGACAGCCACGGCACAAAACGAAAAGGTCGCCATCGGCCTCTTCGCCACGGCGTTCGTATGTCCGATGATGTACATCGAGAGGGCCGGTAGAATTACAGACCTGGCATCGGTCCCCGGATAACTCCAAAGCTCGCTGACGACGCGATCGCCACCAAGGGCTCTGAAGGTATTCGTTGTATGGAATTCTGCGAAGATGCATGACGGCCCATGTATCAGAACACTCCGCAACCTTGCAGAGTCCTAACCCTGTCCAGTGACTTACGAGTGCCGTCGCATTAAATTGAGCTTCGACGAGATGGTGAAGCATCCCCGCCATTTGCTCGATCTTCCAGGTATCCCCCGTGTCCTTCATCCACTGAACTGCAAGCCCGATCTCTTGCTCGATCACCTTCAAGTTTTCATTGATTTTTTCAAATTCGCCCAGCAATGTCTGAGTGATGCGCTGGCGCATTTCTTGATCCGTCGTGTCTTCCATCATCATTCCCTTCAGGTGTAATTCCCTCCCCGGTCGCGATGCCTGACCCAGCCAGGCCCGGGGAGGGCAGTGCGGGCCGTCAGAACGGCGGATGATCCTCATCGT